CGAGAACGTGACTATCCGTCATGCTGACGGGGAGCTTTACGAGTCCGAGGAAGACATCATCATTCACACCGGGCTTAGCCTTGAGCACGAGAACCCGACCGATGAGCTTGTCGAAGAGGCTGAAGAGCTTCAGCAGATGAGTGAAGAGGAGTTCCAGTCGGCAGTCTCTGCTGAGGTTCAGCGTCAGCTTGCTGATCTTTCGCACGCTGATGGCGACCAAACCATCCAGGATGTCTATGACTCCATGACGGATGACCAGAAGGAAGTACTTCATTTCATGGTGGGTACGGCGCTTGAAGAGGCCGGTTCCGCAGAACACAGCAACCTCGGCGACGAGGACGACTCTAACAAGGAAGGTTCAAAAGAAATGGGACACAACGTGTTCGAGAAAGGCGCCGAGGGCAAGAGCAACGCAGTGACCCTCTCGCATGATGATATGCAGGCCATTGTCGCCGACGCCAAGCGCTCCAGCAATGGTTCGCTGCGTGATGCGGTCAAGGCTTGGTGGGCGGACAACCACGAGACCCTTCAGCACGGCATCGAGGAGATCGAAGTCCTCTTCCCGGAGGCCCGCAACGTTAGCAACACGCCTGAGCTTCTCAGCCGTCGCGTTGAGTGGGTCGCCAAGGTGCTTGGTGGTGCCAAGAAGAGCCCCTTCAGCCGCATCAAGACCCTCTCCGCTGATCTTACGGTGGCTGAGGCTCGTGCCAAGGGTTATGTGACTGGCAGCCTGAAGAAGGAAGAGTTCTTCAAGGTGTCGAAGCGCGTGACCGAGCCGACCACGATCTACAAGAAGCAGAAGCTTGACCGGGATGACCTGGTTGACATCACTGACTTCGATGTGGTGGCCTGGCTCAAGGGTGAGATGCGTCTCATGCTTGACGAGGAGCTTGCTCGCGCCGTCCTGATTGGCGACGGTCGTGAGGGTGACGATGAGGACAAGATCGACGAAGAGAAGATTCGTCCCATCGCGACTGATCATGAGCTCTACACGACTCAGATCTATGTCGACCTTGTTGACACGAACTCCAGCATGACCGAGGTGTCGGATGCGATTGCTCTCAACCGTAGCAAGCTTCGCGGTTCTGGCCTTCCGACCTTCTTCACGACTGAGACCATCATTGCTCGGTTCATGACTCAGCGCGACACCCTCGGGCGTCGTCTGTTCTCGGATCTCGGATCGCTTGCGACTGAGCTCCGCGTCTCTGAGATCGTGCCGGTTGAGGTTCTTGAGGAGAGCCCCACCATTGCTGGCATTCTCGTGAACATGTCCGACTACCAGATCGGTGCTACTGCTGGTGGCGAGGTGTCGATGTTCGACGACTTCGACATTGACTACAACCAGTACAAGTACCTGCTGGAGACCCGGTGCTCGGGTGCTCTTACCCGACTGAAGGCTGTGAACATGACCACGGTCGACGCCGCTCTGACGGTCCCGGCTGAGCCTGCGTTCGATGGCTCTGCTGTCACGATCACCAACCAGACTGGTGTTGTCTACCGCAACGCTGACACTGACGCCGTGATCGACGCTGCCGGTTCGCCGTATGCTGTTGCCGAGGGTGAGACGTACCGCGTCCACGCTGAGCCCGCTTCCGCGAGCTACTACTTCTCGGACAGCGACGTCGACGATTGGGAGTTCGAGAACGAGGGCTAACATAAAGGAGTTCTGATGGCGCGGTTCCACGACGTCGTCGGATATGGAATTCCAGAAGAAGATCCTGAAGCTCCAGGAAACTGGTTTGACAAGATCACGGAATATTCATACACTGGCGATATTTTGAGTATTTCAAGAAACCTAGAACCTGGTGAGCAACTTAATCCTGATATTACTGTTACTAACCAGATCAGTATCGTGGCCGATCAATACGCCGTCGAACATTTCGCCTTTATCAAATACGTGAGATGGTCGGGGGTGCTCTGGACTGTAACTTCGGTTAGAGTTCAGGCCCCTCGGCTCATCTTGAGCATTGGGAAGGTGTATAATGGGCCAACGAAGTGATCTACACACAATTTTGTTGGCCTTGATGCCTGAAGACAGCAAGAACGTCTATCATCAACGCCCTCCATCTGTGGGTATGTCATATCCTTGCATCGTCTACACACGAGATGCACTTGACACCATTCATGCAGACAATGCGCCGTATCGACATGAGAAGCGGTATCAGGTAACTATTATGGACCAAAATCCAGATAGTGCTATTCCTGATGCTGTGGCGAATCTTCCTAAGTGTTCTTTCGACCGTCACTTTACGGCTGATAACCTGAATCACGACGTTTACAACCTTTACTTCTGAAAGGAATAAATCAATGGCAGTACTCGAATGGGACGAGGTGGGTACCCGATTCTATGAGACGGGTGTCGACCATGGCGTTCTGTACATTCCCAATGAGGCGGGTGCGTACGACGATGGTGTCTCTTGGAGTGGTCTCGTCAGTGTTACCGAATCACCTTCTGGTGCCGAGGCAACCGCGACCTACGCCGACAACATCAAGTACCTGAACCTCATTTCGGCTGAGGAATTTGCAGCTACTATTGAAGCTTACACGTATCCTCCGGAATTCGAGCAGTTCGACGGTCTTGCGTCGCCTAGCCCCGGCGTGGTTGTCGGTCAGCAGGCTCGTCTGCCCTTCGGTCTTGCTTATCGTACCCGTAAGGGCAACGATCTTCTTGGCGATTCCTATGGCTACAAGCTTCACCTCGTGTATGGTCTTACCGCGGCTCCGTCTGAGAAGGCGTACACCACGGTTAACGACTCACCCGAGGCGATTACCTTCAGCTGGGAAGTCTCCAGCATCCCGCAGGCCGTCACTGGTCTCCGCCCGACCTCGCTCCTGGTCATCGACTCCACCACCGTGGATGCTGATGCCCTGGCCGCGATCGAGCTGATTCTCTTCGGTGACGTGGCTGTTGACCCGGCGCTTCCGACCCCGGACGCGATCCTGGCCATCCTTGACGGCACGTTCATCGAGTCTGGCGTGCCTACCGAGCCGGCTTACAACTCCCTTACCGACATCATCACTATCCCGACCGTTACTGGTGTTCAGTACCGTGTCGCTGGTGAAGTCGTCCCGGCTGGTGCTTACGGCCCGATCACCGATGACACTCTGGTCACGGCCACTCCGGCTACTGGCTACGTGTTCCCGGCCGGCGTTGACGATGATTGGCTGATCGTCTTCAGCTAATCTATTAGGAGGTGAAGAGTGCTTAGAATAGTAATTGAAGGAACAGAACTATTCGATGAGGAGAAACAAGAGTTTCTTCCACCTATTGAAGATGTTGTTCTAGATTTAGAGCACTCTTTGCTTTCAGTGTCAAAATGGGAGTCCAAATACGAAAAACCGTTCCTTGTCAAAGGTGATAAATCCAGAGACGAGATCTTCGGTTACATCAAAGCGATGGTAGTTACGCCTGATGCTGACCTGGACGCTGTGGATAGATGTTCACAGCAGAATCTTAACGATGTGCAAGCGTACATCGATTCGAGTCAAACTGCAACAACGTTTGGGCAGATGCCAGAGCGTCCAGGTTCAGGCGAAATTGTTACTTCAGAGCTTGTTTATTGGTGGATGACCAACTTCAACATTCCATTCGAATGTGAGCGTTGGCATTTGAACCGGTTGTTTGCTCTCATTCGAATTGCAAACATCAAGAACCAAAAGCCTGGTAAGAAGATGTCTCCAGGCGAACTTGCACGGAGAAACAGAGATTTGAATGAAAAACGTAGATCAGAACTAGGGACCAACGGTTGAGAGGAGGAACATGACACTCGTATGGGATCAACCAGGTACTCGGGTATACGAGACTGGCATTGACAAAGCAGTTATTTATCTTTCTAACGGTGTTGCTGTTCCTTGGAGCGGCCTTAGGTCAGTGAATGAGACTACGGCAAGAGAATCCGATCCCACATATTTCGATGGTATGAAGATCAACGATACTGTGGTGATTGGTGACTTCTCTGGCACGATTACAGCCATCACTTACCCAACCGAAATGACTGTCCTTGAGGGTTATGCTTCCCCAAGGGAAGGTCTATATTTGGGTGAGCAGAGAGTCAAGACATTTGATATGGTCTATCGGACAATGGTTGGTACAGACACTGAAGGAATGGTATACTACAAGCTTCATATTCTGTATAACCTGGTAGCCATCGCAAGCGATAAGCAGTATGATTCGATCTCGGATAGTTCAGACTTCACTGAATTCGAGTGGGATGTTTCTGCCACTCCTGTAGAGGTGCCTGGGTTTCGTCCAACCGCTCATATGGTTATCGACTCTCGCCATTTCAACCCAGAACTTCTTGAGATTCTTGAGGACATGTTGTACGGGACAGATGATATTCCCGCGCACTTGATGCCTCTTCCCGATCTTCTTGCATTCCTCACGGTTTGGTATCGCATTCGCATTGTTGATCATGGTGATGGCACCTGGTCCGCAATCGCGAGCGAAGATGGACTCATTGTGCCTGATGATTTGGACCCGACCGAGGTCGTCATCAACGAGGCCACAATCGAAGTTATCGACGCAGATTCCTACATCATTTCCGACACGCTTGTTATTGTCGAGATGCCTGATATGACGTTCGTTGATAATGGTGATGGTACTTGGACTGCAACTGTCCCAGACGAGTTGGCTTCTGTCACCGTCGATGGATATTTCGAAATCGATGGTACCAACGCCATCTTCTTGAACCCGCATACCTGGCGAGTCACCGACACATAAGGAGGAATTATGACTGTAATCAACGGCTACACAGCCGAACACATGCAAGCTCTTATTGATTCAATGATTGTCGGTGGCAGCGTCGTCGGTGGTGATCTTATTCTTGAACAGCACGATGGTGGTGAAGTAAACGCTGGTGATATTCGTGGTGGTCAGCAGATTCCACACACAAAAGCAACCACTGTGAACTCTACGGGTAGTGAATCTGGGTCTACCTCAATGGTCAACTTTGGGGTTGGTCTTTCTATTGCCGGCTTTGTAAAGTACCGTGCGGATACTAAGCTTATTCTTGAAATTGCCACTGGCGTATTCAATGATGAAGCGCTTGGATACTATGAAGTTGGAATTTCGATTGGTGGCACCGTTTATGAAATGTTTAATGGATATTCTGATGTTGGTGCCAAATCAGGTATTTATGAGCTGCCTGGGCTGGCTGCTGGCACATATACGTTGACGGCTAAGAAGCGGTGTGGTCTTAGCAGCGTTGGCAACGTTTCTGATGGCACAGCCGGAGCACGAAACTCAATGAAAGTCACCGAAACCTTCTAGATCGGAGGCACTATGATCGGTGTCTCGTCTAGGGGTAGTTTCGGAAAGACTAAAGGTTTTTTGGATAGAATTCACAACCGACATCTATTCAGAGACCTTGATCAATACGGCCGAATGGGTGTGTCAGCTTTGAGAGCAGCTACTCCGGTAGATACTGGCCTCACTGCTGAATCCTGGGAATACCGAATTGTTAGAACCGGACGATGGCCAGGCATTGAATGGTACAATACTAACATGGTTAATGGTACTCCTGTGGCTATTCTTATTCAGTACAGTCATGGAACTGGCACCGGCGGATTTATTCAGGGTAGAGACTATATCAACCCAGCCATGCGTCCTATATTCAATCAAATCGCTAACGAGATGTGGGAGAAGGTGAGAAACTCATGAGTGAAAGAATCGAAGACAGCATTGTTGAAATGAAATTTGATAATGTCATGTTCGAAAAGAAGCTGAACGACACTATCAAAAGTCTCGACAAGCTTCGTGCAAGCCTTGATTTCTCTAACTCCCGCAAAGGTCTTGAGGATCTTAGCCGAGCCTCCAAGAACTTCAGCATGGATGGCATGGGTCGTGGCATTGAGGATATTTCCAAGAAATTCCTAGCTCTGTCGACTGTAGCTATCACGGTTATTTCTCAGATCACGAGTGCCGGTCTTGGAATGGCTGCTCAGTTCGCCAAGGGGTTTACATTTGGACCGATCATTGCCGGTTTCCAGGAGATGGAAACTAACATGAACTCGATCCAAACGATCATGGCTAACACCCAGTCTAAAGGATCGACTCTTGAAGACGTCGAGAGGTCTCTGAACCAGCTGAACGAATATTCCGATAAGACCATCTATAACTTCAGTCAGATGGCCAGGAACATTGGTACATTCACCGCTGCTGGCGTTAGTCTTGACGATTCGGTTAATGCCATCAAGGGTATTGCTAACCTCGCGGCTATTTCTGGCTCAAACGCGGAACAAGCGTCCACTGCCATGTACCAGCTTTCTCAGGCTCTTGCTGCTGGCAAAGTGAACCTGATGGACTGGAACTCGGTTGTTAACGCGGGCATGGGTGGCGAAATCTTCAAGAAGGCTTTGTTCGAAACGGGTAAAGCCCTCGGTGAAATTAATGACGTGCCTCTTGGTGCTTCGTTTGAAGAGTGGGAGAAGAGCGGTGGAACTTTCCGTGAGCAGATGCAGAAGGGGTGGATTACTGCCGATGTTCTTAAGACGACTCTTGGCGGGTTGTCCGGTGATCTGAGTTCAGTCTCTCTTCAGACTCAGGGTTTCAGCAAAGAAGCAGCAGATCAACTTGTTAAGACCGGACAGATGGGTCTTGAGGCTGCTACAAGCGTTAAGACGCTTACCCAGCTTATGGGTACTGTGAAAGAAGCAATTGGCACGGGCTGGGCTGATACGTTCAGGGTTCTTGTCGGTGGATTCGATGAATCGAAGAAGCTGTTTACGGATCTGAACACAGCCATTAGCAACTTCGTTGGTAAACAAGCAGATGCACGCAACGAAATTCTACTGGGGTGGAAAGCTTTCGGTGGACGAGATGCACTTATTCAAGGGTTTAAGGATGCATTTGCTGGAGTCATGACGATTCTTAAGCCGATTAAAGATGCATTTCGAGCCATCTTCCCTAAGAAAACCACTGAAGATATTCTTAAGATGACCGCTGCGTTTGCCGATTTTGCAAAGAGAATTGCAATCTCTGGTAAAACCGCTACGACGATCAAGAAGATTTTCCAGGGATTCTTTGCGGCTCTTGAAATTGGCTGGACGATCATCAAAGAAGGCGTCAAGTTTATTGGCGATATTCTTGGGTCGCTTTCCGGCGTTGGTAAAGAGGTTGCCGGATTTGCTGGTGATGCTGGTGATACGATCACTAAACTAAACGAGGCTCTTGTTGCTGGTGGAGGGATCAAAGATTTCTTCCAAAAGCTTACCGGATTTATTCAAAAGCCTATTCAATATTTGCAAGCTTTCAGAGACGCAATCTCAGATTTCTTTACTGAGCTGAAAGAGGGCAAAGGTGCGGGAGAAGCACTTGAAGGTGTAGGCAGTCGATTTGGCCATCTTGGAAAAGCCATCCAGAAAATGGGCGAAATTTGGGACTGGCTCGTCGAGAAAACCGAAGGTGTTCGTCAAGCGCTAGGCGATTTGTGGAACTATATTATGCAATGGTTCCGTGAACTCGGAGACAGCATGAAGTCCGAGATGAACCAGGGAGACTTTGAAGGTGCTCTAGATATCTTCAACGTTGCGTTCCTTGGTGGAATCGCGCTACTTCTTAGAAAGTTCTTCAAGAACGGCCTAAAGCTTGACTTCGGCGGCGGCATTATCGACAAGATCAACGGCATGTTCGGTGAACTTACTGGCACGCTGAAGGCAATGCAAACTGAGTTGAAGGCTAAGGCTCTCCTGGAGATTGCTATCGCCATGGGTGTTCTTACTCTGTCGCTTGTTGCGCTGTCACTGATTGATTCTGCTGCTTTGACCAAGGCGCTTACTGCTATGGCGGTTGGTTTCGCCGAGCTTATTGGTGCGATGGTCGCGATTGACACACTAATGAGTACGTTCAGTGCTGTGAAATTTGCGATTGCTGCTGTTGGTCTTGGGCTACTGGCTGGGGCAATGATTCTTCTGGCTGGTGCTATGAAGATATTTGCTACCATGTCATGGGAAGATATCGCTAAAGGTCTCGCTGGCACA